GCTCGAACCGCACGACGAACAGGCGCAGATCGGACGGCAGCCGCGGATCGAAACTCACGAAATCCACCCAGGGCCGCCCGGTGCACGCGGCCTGCAGCAACATCTGCGGCACGTGCTCCTGCGGCGGCGTGCCGGCCTGCATCCACCCGATGTGCGTGCGCGTGATCGGGCACTTCACCTCAAGCAGGCCCTCGTCGACCAGCCCATCGGGCGATGCCGCGCACATTGGCAGCCGCGGGTGATCGAACAGCCCACACGTCTCGACCATGCTGCCGGTTTCGACCTCGTACGCCGCGCGCGCCTCGTCCTCGTGCTCGGTGCCCCAGCGCATTTCGGCCGACTGATACGCAGCGCGGTACTGCAGGCCCGTAAGGCGCTCGCACACCAACTCCATGATGTACTGCTCGCGCGTCAACGATACCGCCCCGGCGCGGCCTCTGGCGAGCACGTCGCCCATGCGCGAGGCGGTCACTTTGCCGACGCGAGCGGCGAACCATGAATCCGACCTTTGCTCGATCACGATGCGGCCTCGCGCGGCCCGACAAGGATCGCTGGCGGCGTCTTGATCTGCTCGCCGATCGGCCGCCACAGGTGCAGGCAGAACGGGTGATGGTTGACGTATTCGCTCTCGGGCGGGTGGAACTGCACCACGCAGTCGGCGGCCTCCCAAAACAGCGCTTTGACGCGCGCCATTTCCTCCCACGTCGGGCAGCGATCCGGCAGCGACACGCTGACATGCTCCCAGCGTTCGAGTCGGCCATCCCACGGTTCGCCATCCATGCCGTTCGTCGCGAGGATCTTGAGCGGCGGATGTCCCGGGCGCGTGGGGATGAAGAATACGCCGTGCGGAGCGCCCGGTGCAGTACCCCAAGCCCCGTGGCGCACGCGGTACAGGTCGGGGCATCGGAAAGTCACTGCCCGCCCCCCTTCTGCAGGTTCCTCGCCCGCGCCGCGTGCCGCTCTGCATTGCGACGTGGGTTTCTCCGCTGCACGAAGTCGGGTCCAGCCCCCTTGTACTTCGGTGGCCTCGCTTTCCCGTGTCCCTGCTTGTGCAGGCGGCCCGGGCCGCTCTTTGTCGCGCTGCGATTCTTGGTCACTGTCTGGTTCCTTTCGCTGCACGCAGCTTGAGTTCGTTCTCGACGAACGCCTGCAGTTCAACGTCGATCAGCGTCATGCGGCGCATGTCGTTAAGCCAGATGTAGACGGCGCCAAACGGTGCGCCCTGCATCTGGCGACTGGTCGCGCCGTCGCCGCGCGTCATTGCCCGGCTCCCTTGTTGAAGTCGTCGACGAACGCCTGTTGCTCGGGGTCGAGCGGTGTCACCAAACCCTGCGGCGACGCCGTTCCGGTGCCAGTGATCATCTCTCCGGTCGTGTCGTCGACCGCCGCCTGCGCATCGGCGACATCGGCCGTGGCCTTCAACGTGGCGTGCCGACCCATCAGCGCGGTGCGGTCCTCGACAGTGACGCCCTTCCAGAACGCGCGGTATGCCTTGACGCCCTTCGCCGCGGCGGCATTGGCCTTCGCGAGCAGCTCGGGCGACGGCTCGGGGGCGGCCGGCGCTTCGGCCTCGGCCACAGCGCGATCGGCGTCGAGCGGCTTGCCTTCCATTTCCTCGGCCGTTGGCTGACTGCCGATTTCCGGGAACGCGATGCGCAGCGCCTGCGCCGAGGCGCACTTCGCCAGCTGCCCGCGCGGGCGTTTCGTCCACATCGCGTTCGGCGCGATCGACTTCTCCTGCCCGCCCTTCACGGCGTAGTTCTCGCGCCAGAACTCGAGCGCCGTGAACTCGGCGACGATGCCGCTCGCCAGCGCGCGCTTGACCGTCACCTTGCACCAGTCCGGGTAGGTGATCTCCTGCCCGCCGATCTTCTCGGTCACGTCCGGCCCGAACTCGGGCTCGCTCATGCCGGCGAACTGCCCGCTGCGCGCCGCCTGGGTGCGGTACAGGCCGATGCCGGGCATCACGACGTCGCGCATCGACTTCGTCTTGCTGTCCCACATCGGCACGATGTGCACCGGCTTGAGCATCGGGTCGAGGCCTGCGGCTTTGCAGTACCCGAGCACCATGCCGATTGCCTGCGGGCTCGCGCCGGGGTACAGGCTGGATTGCAGCACCCCGATCAGGCCGCGGTCGTCTTGCGTCGTTGCTACTTCGTTGGTCATGCGTTTGACTCCATTGGTGGTGCCCTTATCAGGCGAAATCATCATCCGGGCAGATGAACACATCGCCGCAGATCGGGTGCGTCGTGCCGGGCAGGCAGTTCGCGTGGTACAGCGCCGTCGCTTTCGGGTTCACCGGCCTGCCATCGAGAAACCCGGTGTCGTCGATCAGCATCACCATGAGCGGCGGCCCCAGGTGATGCAGGCTCACGGTATCCAGGCCGCTCGGTGCGTTGATCAGCTCGCGAATCCGGCTGATCGAACAGACCTCAGCGCAGTTCTCGACGGCGCCATCGGTTCGCAGAATAAAGCCGTGCGATTTCATGCCGTCGCCCACAGCGCCAGCACCACGCCCAGGCCGATGCCGATCGCGGTCGCAAGCAGGATGCCGAACAGCACCCGGGGTTGATACGCATCGAGCGCACGGCGCAATGCGCTGCGCCCGCATCTAATGCCCTGTGTCTGTCGCATGCTCGCTGCTCCTGCCGGGCGTGGTGCCCTCGATAGGCGCACATCATAATCGCAGAATTGCGCCGCGTGCAAGCCCCTTGCGCGATTCGTTGCGCCGGCCCATATAATGCGGGCCTCGCATGTGCGAGCAGGAGAACCAACATGGCCACCAAACAGGATGGCGAGACGGTCACGCCGCTGCGGCGCGCACGCATGAAGGCCGGCATCGCGTCCGCCGTGATCGCCCGCGAGTCGGGGCTGCACCTGGCGACGATCACGCGCATCGAGCGCGGGCTGCAGTGCGCATCGCCGGACGTCGCCGCTGGGATCGTGCGCGCGCTGCGCCGGCTGGGCATCAGCGGCGTCACCGAAATGCAAATCCTATACCCGCAGCGGTATCGGCGCGGGGTTCGCGCGGCGGCCGCAGAGGGGTAGACTGAATTCAGGACCGGGGTCTAGGGGGCACCCGAAAAGGCGATTCGCTACCGCCCTGGCCCGAGTCCCTTTCAGTAGCGCCTTAGCGAGGAACTCCCGAATGCACAACACACCACCGTCCATCACCGATCTGTCGGCGAGGGCAGCGCCAGCAATGGCCCGATTCGACGATGCATGCAGGCGCCGTGACTGGCACGCTGCGATGCGTGCGCAGTTCGAGATTGAACGCATCCTCCAACCCGAGCGCAAGGTGCACGATCTGGCTCGCTCGCAGGCTGCAGCGCGCTGCTTGGCGTACGCGCTGCATGGATGGGAGGTCGGCAATGGCTGACCGAATCCTGCGTGACGAGATATGGGAATCCGACCGATTCCTGAGTCTCAAGACCGATGCTGCGCGGGTCGTGTTCACACGGTTCATCAACCTCGCCGACGACTTCGGAAACTTCGAGGGCAGCACGCGCAGGCTGCACCGAATCATCGTGTCCTGTACCGCCAGCATCAAAACCGAGGAGCAGGCGATCGCGGTGATGAGCGACCTGCACGACGCCGACCTGGTTCGGGCGTACAGGGTCGGGGACCGCGAGCTGTGGCACCTGCCGCGCACCAGGCCGCATCGCCAGTACATCGTCCGCAAGGTACCGGCCTCACCCTGGGATGGCGACCTCGTGCTCGGCAAGGCGCAGCGTATTCGGGTCAGTGGGATTGCGAAGGACCATACAAATCAACAAGTTACGGAAAATTTGCATACCACATCGCAGACACATGCATACCATGTGGCGAAAGGGGTAGGGGTAGGAGAAGGGGTAGGAGAAGGAATAACCCCCCCGGCTACGCCGGGACCCCCCTCTGAAGCGGGCATGGACTCGAAGCCCATGACGATCAAAGACCTCGTGAGCGAGGGAGTAGATGCTCAGACAGCAGGGGATTGGATGAAAGTCCGCCGGGCGAAGAAAGCACCGCTCACCAGAACGGCGTGGGACAGCATCAAGGCCGAAGCCGAGAAAGCCGGTATCACACCAGCTGAGGCAGTCCGGGTATCCGCAGCGTCATCGTGGCAGGGGTTCAAGGCATCATGGCTCAAGCGGGAGAAGACACTCGACCCATTCGAGGGCGCGCGATGATCGGCCACCAAGGCATCGTCGCCATGCGCAGGCGCCGCCGGGTGCCGAATGTCGTCGTGATGCTGTTCGACCCTGCGCTCGCCGCCAAGGACTGGCCCGCCGTCGACCCCCGCATCGCCTACGTCGCGCTCGAGCAGCGGGACAACCCGGCGCGCATCGATCTGCGCTGCATGGTCGGCCTGCCGGTCGTCGTGCTCGGGCTGGCCAGCGACCCTGTCAAGGCCACGGTCGATGCGCTGATCGCGGCCGGCGCCAAGACGATCGGCGCGAGCATCTTCGAGCCAGGCCCGGCGGAATCGTACCGGGCGCTCGAGCACTTCGATTCGGGGGACGGGCAATGGCGCAGCTGCTGAAACCCGATGAGATCGACTGGGCCGCCTACGAGCGCGCCACCGATCCCGCGACGCTGATCCGCCGCGCATCGGACTTCGCCGACGACCTGCGCGTGAAGTTCGACGCGAACCGGCCGGCGCAACGCAAGTCGGTGATGTTCTCGACCAAGCTGCGCACGGCGATCGAGTTCCGCCCGGGCGAGGTGACGGCATGGATGGGCTACTCCGGGCACCGCAAGTCGATGTTCACGTCCCAGGTCGCGCTCGACCTCTGCGTGCAGCGCGAG